CCGGCTGTTTCCATAGCGGCTCAAAGGAAACCTTGACCGTGGGGATGGTCGTGCCCAACGGATTTGCCTTGATATAGCTGTTGGCTTTGGCACGGAGTGCGTCTTCCGTAATGGCGGCGTTCTCTCCGAACTGGTCGGAAAAGTCCAGAATGAGCGTTTTCGCCCGGACGATTTCTGAAGTCACAATGGGGAGCGTCACCTCCGGCAGCGTGACTACCGTTTCGGCATCTGTACCTTCCGGGGTGTACACGGCATACGGGAGCAGTGCCGTGTACACCCCGCTGTTGTCCTCGTCCTGCTCCAGGGCGGTGAGGTTCTTGCCGTATTCAATGACTACCCCTGTTTTCTGCCCACGGTGGGAGTGGAGCTTCACCGTGAAATTGTCCCACTCAAACTCGCCGTGCCATTGAGAGAGCATGGAGCCTTCCGTGCCTCCAAGACAGGCTCGGACACTTTTCGGTTGGGTGACGGAAAATGCTTTTGCATCCGAGTAGTCCGTCCAGCTTTTGAAGCGTTTGTCTCCCGACAAAAGCTGCGAGAGAATGAGCTGCGGCGAACGGCTTTCGGTGATAAATGGCATAACGGGAACATTGGCAAGGTCATAGGAGATGTGCTGACCGTAAATCGTGACGATGCCGTTTAAGGGCTTCGTGATGCGGTAGATGCGGAATGCCTGGTCAGCGGCGGTGTCATTGGGCTTTGCCTTAACGATGCACTCTTTGGTGATAAGCCCATAGTGCTGACCGCTGATCGGGTATCTGAGCAGACACTCAAACACGCCGTTTCGCTCCTCGGTGACTTCGCAGGAAATGGTATCCGTCAGTACGCCAAGACCGAAGGTCGAAAAGCCCGTAGCGTTTGCGGGATAAAGTACGGGAATCATAGGCAGCACCACCTTGGTATAACTTCGATCCTTGTCACGGCACCCACGCAGGAGATAGTGTTCGTTCCCGGCTTGAGAACGGGAAACTCCGCACCCTTAACCTTATCGTTTTTGAGGATGGTGTCTTTGAAGCAGTTCATCAATTCACTGTCGATTTCAATGTACTCATCCAAATCGGAAATCATCATGCCTCGACCTTGAGTCTGTATCATCAGCACCACTGTACCGCTGCCGTAGAGCTTAATATACGGCTTACTCTCAAAAGCAGTCGGATTGGTGATCGTCAGTTCAGAAGCGTCAGCCGACACCGTTTCCTGCCCCGCAAGTCTGTACTTATAAGGCTTGCAGTTGAAGGTAACCGTAAAACTGCCGACCTTGTTCAGCTGCTCCTCAATGTCCAGATTGCCGGAGATGACGCCGTAGCGGAAATACTCCGCATCGTAGGAGTCGGTGATTTCGTGGTATCTGTCCGGCTCGGAATACAGCCAGCCCTTGATGTCACGCAGGACGGATGCAAGGGCAGCTGCATTTTTTCGTGCAAGAAACACGGTATAGGTGACCTTGATGTTGGAAAAGCGGCGATTGGGGTTGATGATGTCACCGCTTCTGCCGGGAATGGAGATGAACTCCATATCATACTCCGGCGCGGAGAACACATCCTTCTTCTCGATATGCAGACCGAACTCAGCGGAACTGCGGCCGTTGTAGGTGAAATAGGTCATGCGAATACCACTCCTTTCCGCTGGGCGAACTGATTTGCCGTTTCCATGACTTCGTTGGTGAGCTGACGGATATCCTCACTGCTGTAATTGTTGAAGTTCGTAATGTTCAGGGCAATGCTGAAAGCGGATGCCGCCTTGCCGACCACGCCGTCCACGGCGGAGCGAATCGAGCCGTTCACATCAAAGTCGGTGGGCAGAGCCGTCTGCATATCGTGGGCGAGGTCGCCCATGACGCCGTTGATGTCCTCGGCCATTCCTTCTGCGGCTTTGACCGCTTCATCACCGTTATCTTCAATGGAGCCGGACAATCCTTTGACCAGCATTTCGCCGACCCACGCCATCTCCTTCGAGGGCGAATGAATACCGAAGAAATCGCAGATGCCGTCCCAGATGGAGGAGATCCACCCGGACACCTTATCCCACAGCCACGAGGCAAGCTGGGTAATGCCGCTCCACAGACCCTTGACGATGTTGCCGCCGATCTCCACGATCTTATACATTAGAGAGCCGAAGGCTTTCACGATGCCCGCAATGATCTGCGGCACCGCCTTGACGATTTCCACGATGATGGTGGGCAGGTTTTCAATCAGTGCAACGAACAACTGCACACCTGCCATGATGATTTTGTCGATGTTCCCGACCAGTGCATTGACGATACCGGAGATAATCTGCGGAATCGCCTGCACAATGGTGGTGATGATCTGCGGCAAGGCTTGAATGAGGGAAATCAGTAGGTCGATGCCCGCCTGAATAATCTGGGGAATGGCGTTCAGCACAGCGGTGATAATGCCGTCAATGATTTTTGGTATCGCTTCCACGATTGCCATGATGATCTCCGGCAATGCAGTCACCAGCGAGGTCAACAGCTGAATGCCGGTTTCAATGATCTGCGGAATGGAGTCCAACAGAAACGTGATGATTCCGTTGATGATTTCGGGAAGTGCCGCAATCAGCACGGGGATAGCATCCAGAAGTCCCTGCGCCAAGCCTGTAATCAGCTGAAGCGCCGCGTCCAGAATCATGGGCAAACTGTCTACCAAACCCTGTACGATGGTAACGATAGCCTGCACTGCCGCAGGAATAAGGGTAGGCAGAGCGTTTCCGATGCCCGCCACCAACGTTGTCACAAGCTGTACCGCCGCATCGATGAGCAGCGGCAGATTCTCGATCAGCGTGTTCACGATGGTCATAAGGGCTTGAACGGCAGCGGGAATCAGCTGCGGCAACAAGGATAGAATGGTACTGAGCACCTGGGAGAATAGCTCCGTCACCGATTCCAAGAGCGTCGGAAGCAGTTCGCCTACCGCCGTCAGCAGCGCGTCCAGCACCGTGGGCAATGCGGCGATGATGTTCTCAATGACCGGAGTGATATTCTCCACCACGGTCTTGAAGGCGTCCACCATGTTGCCGCACAGCAGCTCCATGTCCGCATTGGCGTCACCGAACCCTACGATGAGGTTGGAAACGGCGGATTTCAGCGCATTCATAGAGCCGGAGATGGTGGCTTCCGCTTCCTTGGCGGTGGTGCCTGCAATGTCCATGCTTTCCTGCATGACATGGATGGCTTCTACCACATCTGCATAGGAGGAGATGTCATACTTGACGCCGGATATCTTCTCCGCATCGGCAAGGAGCCGCTCCATTTCCTGCTTGGTACCACCATAGCCCAGCTTGAGGTTGTCCAGCATCGTATAGTTCTGCTTGGCAAAGCCTTGGTAGGCGTTCTGGATGGAGGACATATCCGTGCCCATCTTATTGGCGTTATCGGACATATCCGTAATGGCCATGTCAGCGTATTTCACAGCCTTTTCCGTATCGCCGCCGAGAGATTGGATCAACGATGCGGAAAAGCCCGTGACCGTCTCCATGTAGTCGTTTGCGGATAGGCCTGCCGTCTTGTAGGCATTGGCGGCATAGGTCTGAAGCTGCTGCGAGGAATCCTTGAACAGGGTGTCCACGCCGCCGACCAGCTGCTCATAGTCCGCATAGGCGGCGATGACCTCTTTGCCCAGCTTCACGGCAGCGGCTCCTGCGGCAACAGCCACAGCGCCCATTGCCGCACCTACGGTTTTCAGCACACCACCCAGCTTACTGAACTTATTCTCGGACTTTTCTGCGGAATCGCCCGCGTCCTCGACCTCTTCACCCATATCATCCGCCGCCTCGGAGGTGTCCTTCAGTTCACGCTCCATATCGTTGAGGGCGGCTTCGGCGTTGTTCAGCTGGATCTGCCAGTTCTGGGTGCGGCGGTCGTTCTCGCCGAAGGAATCGGAGGCGTTTTTCAGTGCGGCACGGAGGGTTTCAATCTTCTGCTTCTGGGCTTCGATCTGATTGCCCAGGGCCTTGTGCTTTGCGGCGAGGGCTTCGGCGGAACTGTCGTTTTTGTCGAACTGCGAGGTCACCAGCTTCATCTCGGAACCCAGCACCTTGAAGGACTGGTTGATATCTGCCAACGCCTTTTTGAATTCCTTCTCACCCTCAAGACCGATTTTCAGTCCGAAATTATCCGCCATGTGCCGTCACCTCCTTGTAGTTGGCATGAAAAAAGCACTCCTTCACCGCATACTTGGTACAAAAATGTCCGAAGTACGAGGTGAAAGGGTGCCTGATGGTATGAAAAAGGAGCGCCCCTGAAACAGGTCACTCCTCAATACTGTGTGTATTTGTCCTGTCAGAACAGTTCCACCCGTCCCAACAGCAGGTCGATCAGGTTGCAGTGGAAGATGCCGTTGTCATCATAAAAATTGTGCGGCACATCCATGCGGACGATGATCTTTTTGAAGAAATCCTTTGTAAGCATCAGTGATGACAGCTCGGCGGCTTCTTTTTTATCGGTATCCATGCGGAAAGCGGACTGAATATAGATTTTCTTATCCGCGTCATTCACCACGAAGTCGATCTCTTTCTGAATCTTACTGCCATCGGAGCGGTCGCAAATTACGCCGACATCAACGGAATACCCACGCCGCAGGAGTTCGTTGTAGATCATGTTCTCCATGATGTGACCGGGGTCGTACTGGCGATAATTCAGGCGTGCATTCCGAAGCCCGACATCCGTATAGTAGTACTTGTTCGGATACTTGAAATAGGTCTTTCCTTTAACATCGTACCGTTTTGCCATTGAAATGAGGAAAGAGTCAATAATGTACTGCACATAATTTGAAATCATCGCAGGGTTGACCTTTTCATTCTTCATAGACGCGATGGCATTTGCGATATTGGTCGGATTCGTCAGCGAACTGATCTGCGAAGCAAGAAAGTCCAGAATGTCGTTCAGAATATCCTCACGCTCGATGCCGTTGCGTTCTACGATATCCTTGACATACAGTTCACTGTAAAGGGATGTCAGGTAATCCTTCTTATCCTTGTCATCCTCCAAAGCCAGCAGTCGCGGCATACCACCATAAAGCATATAGGTATCCAGAGCTTTTCGTTCATCTCCGCCTACAGCGGAATAGAATTCCGCAAACGACAGTGGGAATACATGGATCTGTGTAGCACGACCGCGAAATTCTGTGGCGATGTCTTTTGACAGCCCCTTGGAATTGCTGCCGGTTACATAAACGTCAAGGTTTTTATATGCCTTGAGTTCATTCAGCATATCATAGATAGTGACTTCAATGCCGCCGTTTTCCTTGTCCACTACTTTTGCGGTAAGCTGCACTTCGTCTATGAACAGGTAGAACTTCTCATTCTTCCTGTCGCGGACGATGCTTTCCACATACTCGCACAGAGTGATAGGATTCCTGAATTTATAATAGCGCCGCTGATCCAGTTCAATTTTCAGGATGTGGTCCTCAAGAACATTCTGCGAAAGGAGATACTCGAAAAACAGGTCAAAAAGCAGTACGGACTTTCCACATCTGCGTATGCCTGTGATAACCTTTATCTCGCCGTTCCACATACTATGAATCAGTCGATCCATATAAGTATCTCGATTAATCATTCAATTCACCTCGTACTTAGGACAAAACTGTCCGAACTTCTATGTGTAGTATACCACGCTTTTTGAAAAATATCAAGGCTGCGGGAAAAAGTTCACAAAGAAGTTATGACAAAAACGGACTAAGTACGAGATGAACTGCGTTGATACGGTTCAAATCCTCTCCGGGATAATGTCATCGATATAATGTTCTCTTGCTGGTGTAGCCTGCCCGTTATACTGCTTGTGGCATTCCCACAGGTCGAGCAATAAGCCAAACGGCATCAGCCACACCTCATCCAGTGTCAGATGAAGGTGGGCAAGGCCGTAATAAAGAAGCCGGGTAAACAGCTCTGCATCGGAGACTGTTACCCGACTTATGCGTTTTTTGGGTCTTTCTCGCTTTCCACATTCCGCTTGGTGCCCTTGTAGAGCGCCTCCGTGATAGCGGTTTTGTATCCGGCGAGGTCGAGGGGTGTGGTCAGAAGCTCCACTACATCCTCGGTGAGCAGCTCCTTGGGATGCGCCTTATCCTTGAGGTTGTGGACAAGGATGCTCTGGTTTGCAAGAAGCGTGATCAGCCACACGATTTCGCCGATGGCCATTTCAAAATTCTCGGATTTCATCAGCTTCTCGCCGAGGTTTTCCAAGCCGCCGTAGCGACCGGCGATCTCTCTGGTTGCCTTGGTGGTAAGCAGCAGGGTGTACTCCTCATCGCCGATGAGGATGGTTGCGGTTCTTTCGTTATCCATCATAAGTTACCTCCGTTAAGTGGATTTCTCGGGTGATGCCGCATAGGTCGGCTCATATACCGTCTTATACCAGTTGGAAATAGTGGCCGCCGTCACGGTGGTATCGCCCTCGGTGACCTCTGCTTTCCAGGGATGCGCACCCTTGGCGTCCGGCTTGTTGCGGCGCAGAATGGTTCCCTCAATGGTGGGTGTGGAGAAGGTGATGCTGTCGCCCTTTGTGGCGAGGTTGGTGGCTGGGATGCCGAACTTTACACGATAAAGCCAGAAATATTTATACTTGC